GGGGCGCTGGCGAGCCTCACGGGAGCCTTCGTGACGCTCGGCGTCGCCCTGCTGACGACCCCGCTCGGCTGGTTCCTGGCGGCGGTCGCGGCGATCGCCGGCGCCGCCTACCTGGTCTATCGGGACTGGGACGGCATCGCCGCCTGGTTCGAAGCGCTGTGGGGCCGCGTCGAGCAGGTCTTCGTCGGCTGGACGGACTTCCTCGCTGGCGTCTTCACGGGCGACTTCGGCCGCGCCTGGGACGGCCTCAAGAGCGTCGGCGAGGGCGCGCTCGGCTTCTGGCTGACCTACTGGGACCCGGTCATCGCCGGCTTCAACGCGCTCGTGGCCTGGATCGACGGCACCTTCGGCACCCACATCGGCGGCGCCTTGCAAGGCGTCTGGGAGGCCGTCCGGCCGATCGTCGAAACGATCGCGGGCGCCATCGCGGACATCACCGATGCCGCCAGGAGCGTCGGCGCGCTCCAAGACCGCGTCGGCAACATTGATGTCTCGGGGATGGCGGACAGCGCGCTCTCCGGCATCTCCAGCTTCTTCGGCTTCGGTGGGGGCGACGCCGCACCAGCGCCGGCAGGGTCGACGACGACTGGGTCGGTGGCGGGCGGGTCGGCGCCGGCCGGGGCGGCAGCCGTTCCGCTGGCGGGCCCGCAGCGGGTCGACACGGGCGGCACGCTCAACATCCGGATCGACAGCGACGGCCGCCCGCACGTCACCGAGGCGCGCCCCAACGACCGCAGCTCCAATTGGTCGATCGACACCGGCCTGGTCATGGGGATGCCGGGATGAGCTGGCTGGAGACCCTGCGCCCGGCCAGCTTCCGCGGCGTGCCGTTCCACGTCGACGGCGGCGACAAGGATCTCGGCCGGCGTGTCGTGACGCACGAGTATCCGCTCCGCAACCAGCCGGCCCACGAAGACCTCGGCCGCAAGGTCCGCAGCTTCACGGTCGAGGCCATCCTGGTCGGCGACGACGTGACGGCGCAGCTGCAGAGCCTGGAGACGGCTGTCGAAGCCGCCGGCGCGGGCCGCCTGGTCCATCCGGTCTACGGCGAGCTGCAGGTGGTGGTCACGGCGGCGCGCTCGCGCTGGTCGACCAGGGAAGGCCGCGTCGCGCGCCTCGATCTCACCGTCCAGGAAGCCGGCGAGCTGATCTACCCGAGCGCCGCGGTCGACACCGCCGCCGAGGTCGACAGCCGCGCCGACACGGCGACCGCCGCGTCGGTCGCCGACTTCGCGCGGGTCTTCTCCGGCGCTTCGATCCCCGACTTCGTGGCGGACAGCGGCGCCGCGACGGTCCGCACTCTCGCCGCACAGGCCGCAGGCATCCTTCGCCGGTTCGGCCTGCAGCAGGCCGCCTCGTCCGGCAGCCTCGGCGCCGCCCTCGGTACGCTCGGCGCGACCGGGCCTGCCGACCTGGTCGACGGCCAGCAGCTCGGCACCCGCCTCGCCGGCCTGTTCGGCGAGACCTCGGCGCTCGCCGGCGAGACCTCCCCGGCGCGACCCGGGGCCCTGGCGGTCGGCAACGCCCTGCTCGCCATGGCGGATGGGCTCGGCGGCGACCTCCCGGCCGTGACGGCGTCGACCCCGAGCCGCGCGCTCGAGGCGGCCAACCAGGCCGCGCTGGTCCGGCTCGCGCGCTCGGCCGCCGCGGTCGAGGCCGCGCGCAGCGCGACCAGCATCCCCTGGGACAGCCGCGACCAGGCCATTCGCTGGCGTGGGCAGGCCGTCGACAGCCTGGACCGCACCGCCGACAGCGCCGCCGAGGCCGACTGGGACGCCACCTGGGGTGCCGCCGTCGACCTGCGCGGCGCCCTCGCCCGCGACGTCGCCGGGCGGGCGCCGCTGCTGCCGCGCATCGGCGTGGTGCGGCCGGCGGCCACCCTGCCTTCGACGGCGCTCGCCTACCAGCTGGACGGCGACGACCTGGCCGGCCTGTTCGACCGCGGCGCCGATCTCGGCCGGCGCAACGCCCTGCGCCGGCCCGGCTTCGTGCCCGGCGGCGACGAGATCGAGGTGCTGCTCGATGGCTGACGTGAGCTTGCCCGACGTCACCTTGACGGTCGACGGCGTCGTCTACGGCGGCTGGACCTCCATGAGCATCGCGCAGTCGATCGAGCGCTGCGCCCTGGAGTTCGAGCTGGGGTTGACCGAGCGCTGGGCGGGGCAGAGCGAGCGCCGCCCGATCCTGCCGGGCGCGGCCTGCGGCGTCGCGCTCGACGGCGAGACGGTGATGGCCGGCTACACCGACGAGGTATCCGTCCAGTACGACGAGCGCGGCCACGCCGTCCGGGTGACCGGCCGCGACCGCACCGGCGACCTGGTCGACAGCGCCGCCACCATCGACGACACCCACGAGTGGGCCGGGCTGACCCTCGGCGAGGTGGCGAAGCGGATCTGCGCGCCCTTCGGCGTGACGGTGCGCGCCCAGACGGACGTCGGCAAGGCGTTCGGCCGCTTCGCCCTGCAGCCGGGCGAGACGGCCTGGGACGCGATCGAGCGCGCCAGCCGCCAGCGCGCGGTGCTGCCGAACGGCGACGGCCTCGGCGGGCTGCTGCTGACCCGCGCCGGCCTGGGCGGAACGGCTGCCGGGGCGCTCCAGCTCGGCGGCGAGCGCGGCAACGTCCTCAGGGCCTCCGGCACGTTCAGCCATCGCGAGCGCTTCTCGCAATACGTCGTGCGCGGCCAGCAGGAGGGCACCGACACCCTGACCGCCGCCGAGGCCGCAGCACCCGAGGCGCGCGTCACCGACGCCGCGATCTCCCGCTGGCGGCCAACCATCATCCTGGCCGAGACGCAGGGCGACGGCGCCACCTTCGCCGAGCGCGCCGCCTGGGCGGCGCGGGTCGCCGCCGGCCGGACGCGGCGTGCCCGCTACACGGTCCAGGGCTGGCGCGGCAGCTCCGGCCGGCTCTGGCGTCCGAACACCCTGGTCCAGGTCACCGACAGCTACCTGGACCTGGCGCGCGAGCTGCTGATCACGGCCGTGACCTGGACGCTGTCCGAGCAGGGCACGCTCACCGAGATCGAGGTCTCGCCGGCCGACGCCTTCGCCCTGATCGCCGAGCCGGCCAAGGCGCGCAAGGGCGACAAGGGCGCCTACGGCCTGTGGGAGACCGGCGTCACCTACATCCAGGACGGCGACGGCACCTGGAAGAAGCGGGAGGGGTCATGAACCCCCTGCGCCCGATCGCCCAGGCCATCGCGCCGCTGCACCGCCGCGTCATGCTGATGATCGGCCGGGCCGTCCTGCGCCTGGTCGACGACGCCGGCGGCCTGCAGCGCGTCCAGGCTTCCCTGCTCGCCGGCGAGACGCGCAGCTCGGTCGAGCGCTTCCAGCAGTACGGCTTCACCGCGCACCCGCTCGACGGCGCCGACGCCCTCCTGCTCTTCATCGGCGGCAACCGGGACCATCCGGTCGCGGTCGCGGTCGACGACCGGCGTCACCGCAAGCGGGACCTGCAGCCCGGCGAGGTCGCGGTCTACACCGACGAGGGCGACTTCCTGCTGTTCAAGCGCGGCCGGCTGGCGGAACTGAAGGTCGGCAGCAAGCTCGTGATCGACTGCCCGCGCGTCGAGGTGACCGGCGACCTGATCGACCGCACCGGCAGCGGCAACCCGCATACGGTCCAGGGCATGCGCGACCTCTACAACGCCCACGTCCACCCGGAGAACGACGCCGGCGGGCCGACCGACGCACCGGTGCCGGGGAGCCTGATGTCATGATCGCGCTCGCCTGGGACGGCAGCACCCTGAGCGGGGACCTGCAGCTCGGCCCGTTCGGGCTGGCGGGCGACGACAGCCTGGTCACCGCCGTGCTGGTCAGCCTGTTCACCGACCGCCGCGCCCTCACCGACGATCCCCTGCCGGCCGGCGCCGGCAGCGACCGGCGCGGATGGGCCGGCGACGCCCTGAGCCAGGTCGCCGGCGACCGCATCGGGTCGAGGCTCTGGCTGCTCAAGCGCGAGAAGCAGACCGAGGAGACCAGGCGCCGGGCCGAGGACTACGTGCGCGAGGCCCTGGCCTGGCTGGCCGAGGAGGGGCTCGCCGCCGGCGTCGTCGTGTCGCTGGAGTGGCAGGGCATCGGCCTGCTCGCCGGCACCGTCGAGATCCGCCTCCCGTCCGGCGCCGTCCAGGCGCTGCCGCTCACCATCGCGGCAGGGGTGCTCTGATGCCCTTCCTGCGCCCGACACCCCAGGAGATCCGGGACCGTCTCGCCGCCGAGATCGAGGCGGCCTTGCCCGGTGCCGATGCCCGGACCCGGCGCTCGGTCGAGGGCGTGCTGGCCCGCATGATGGCGATCGTCAGCCACGAGCTGCACGGCTACCAGGAATGGATCTCGCGCCAGATCCTGCCGGACAGCGCGGACGCCGAGGAGCTGGAGCGGCACGCGGCGATCTGGGGCATCGCCCGGGCAGGTGCCGTCTCGGCGCAGGGCCGGGTCACCCTGACCGGCCTGGCCGGCGTTACGGTGCCGGCCGGCACCGAGCTGCGCCGGGCCGACGATCAGCGCTACCTCACCACCGCCGATGTCCAGATCGGCGCGGGCGGAACCGCTCCCGCCACGGTCGAGGCGGTCACGGCCGGGGCGGCCGCCGTCGCCGCGATCGGCACCACCCTGGCACTGACGGCGACGCTCGCCGGCGTTCAGAGCCAGGCCGCCGTGGTGGACGACGGCGCCGGCAACGGCATCGCCGGCGGCGTCGACCAGGAGAGCGACGCCGGCCTGCGCGCGCGCATCCTCGACCGCATCCAGCTGCCGCCGCACGGCGGCAACCGGCACGACTACGCCGCCTGGGTCAAGGAGGTCGTCGGCGAGACGCAGGTCTGGGTCTATTCCAGCTATCTCGGCACCGGGACGGTCGGCGTCACCTTCGTGATGCCCGACGGCTCGCTGCCGCCGCCCTCCGTCGTCGAGCAGGTGCAGAGCCACATCGACGAGAAGCGCCCGGTCACCGCCGACGTCACGGTCTTCGCGCCGATCGCCGACCTGGTCGACTTCACGATCCTGCTCGATCCCGACACGACGGCCGGCCGGGCGGCCGTCGAGGCCGAGCTGGCGGACCTGCTCGTGCGCGAGGCCGAGCCGGGCGGCACCCTGCCGCGCTCGCGCGTCCGGGCCGCCATCTCGGCGGCGGTCGGCGAGTACAGCCACGAGCTGCAGGTGCCGGCGGGCGACATCGTCTCGGCGGCCGGCCACATCGCGCGCCTCGGCGCGATCACCTGGGCCTGAGCCATGGACCGCGCCGCCTATCTCGCCCAGCTCCAGGCCCTGCTGCCGCCCGGCGACGCCTGGCCTCGGGACCCGGAGGCCGTGCTGACCCGGCTGCTCGGCAGCGGTCTCGCAGGCGAGCTGGCGCGCATCGATCAGCGGGCGTGGGACCTGGTCGTCGAGGCCGACCCGCGCGTCACCTACGATCTGCTCACGGACTGGGAACGGGTGGTCGGCGAGCCGGACAGCTGCGCCGGGCCGGCCGAGGGCCTGGAGTTGCGGCGGCGGCGCGTCGTCGCCCGCCTGACTGCCCGCGGCGGCCAATCCCGTGCCTTCATGACCGCGCTCGCCGCCGGCATGGGCTACGAGATCGAGATCTTCGAGTACCGGCCCTTCGTCGCCGGCATCGGCCGGGCCGGCCTCGACGCGGCCAACGGCGAGGCCTCGGTGCGCCACACCTGGCGCGCTACGGTCCTCGGGCCCCGGGTCACCTGGTTCCGCGCGGCGCTCAGCCAGGCCGGCGTCGACCCGCTCGCCCGGATCGACCGGGCCACGGACCTGGAGTGCTTCCTGCACCGCGCGTCGCCGGCCCAGAGCGACCTGATCATCGGCTACACGGACCCGCGGCTGCTGGCGATCGGCGGCAGCGAGATCCTGATCGCCGGCTTCAACGTGAGGATCTGACATGGAGCAGTGGGATCTCACCACCGCGATCCCGGAGGCCGCGCTGACCGGCGACGAGCGGCTGCCGGTCTCCAAGGCCGGCCTGCCGGCCTCGGTGCCGCTCGCGCTACTGCTCGCCTACCTGACCGGCCAGCTGCAGCCGATTACCGACGACGCGGTCGCGGCCAAGGTGGCTGCCGAGGCGGCGCAGGCGGCGGCCGAGGGTCTGATCGTGGTGCCGACCGCGGGCGAAGCGCTCTACTTCCTGCGCGCCAACGCCACCGGCGCCGGCTACGAGCTGCTCTCGCCGGGCGCCGCACTGACGGCGCTCGCCGCCTTGCCGAAAGCCGGCGGCGTGACGATGACCGGCCAGTTCAAGCTGTCGGGCGACGGGACCGACCCTTTGCACCCGGTCACGAAGCAGCAGCTCGACGCGCTGTCGATCGCGGGACCTTTCGAGAGCGCGCTCTACCACGCCCTCGACCTCAGGACGCAGGGCACGGCCGGCGGCACCTTCACCGCCGGGGCGGACCAGGTGCGCACCATCAACACCGAGCGGACCGATCAGATCGGCGTCACGCTGGCAGGTAACCAGTTCACCCCGCCGGCCGGCACCTACCTCTTCCTCGGGTCGGCGCCGGCCTACAACTGCGGCAATCACCAGGCCTGGCTGTGGAACGCGACGGACGGCGCTGAGTTGCTGCGCGGCACGTCCGAAATGACCGTCAACACGATCCAGACGCAGACACGAAGCTGGATCTCCGGACTCTTCACGCTTGCTGCGCCCAAGGCCCTGGAGATCCGGCATCGCTGCGCCACGACGGTCAGCTCGAACGGCTTCGGTGCCGCCGGCGGCTTCGGCCCGGAGCACTACACCGAGTTCTTCATGTGGAAGGTGGGCTGACCATGGTCTACGCACTCGTCGTCCAGGGCGTCGTCGTCCAGGTGCAGGACAAGGCGGCCGTGGGTTTCGTCGAGGCTCCCGGTGACGTGATCCCGGGTTACCTCTATGACGGCCAGGCGTGGAGCCTGCCGGTGCCGGATCTCGCCGAAGTGCAACAGTCGAGGCGCACGCAGGTCGCGACGGTCCGCTGGCAGCGCCAGGTCGCCGGCTACCAGCACAGCGATGGGCACACCTATCACTCCGACGTCGAAGGCCGGGCCTCGGTGAGCCAAGCGGTCCAGTGGGGCCAGGTCTACGAGTCGATCAACGGGCCGGGAACCTTCGCCATCGCCGCCTGGAAAACCCAGGACGGCGCGTTCGTCGGGCAGGATCTCAACAGCCTGATCGCGATCGGCACGGGCTTGGCGGCCTGGATCGACGCTCACTTCGATCGAGAGCAGGCAATCTGCGCCGCGATCGACGCCGCAGGCAGTCCGGCCGAGGCCGAGGCCGTCGACATCACGGCCGGCTGGCCGAGCTGAGGAGACCGCCAATGAAGTACGTCCCCCCGTTGAACGGCAACACCGGCGACCCGGACCGGCCGTTTGTCAACGGCCAGCCGGCCGCCGGCATCGAAGGCAGCATCATCGACGCCGCGACCTTCGAGCACCCCCAGCGCGAGATCACCAACGTGATCACCGCCGCCGGCCTGGTGCCGGACGGCGCCGACCTGACCCAGCTTGCCCAGGCGATCCCGCGCCTGGCCTCGGCCGCCGCCGCACCCGGCGGCGTCGGCGGCGTCGGCCTGCTGCCGAGCAGGGTCAGCAACAGCGTCGTCAACGTGACGGCCGGCCAGATCGTCGACGGCAACGGCGACCTGATGACCCTGGCCGCCGCGGTCGACAAGGACCTCTCGGCCGCCTGGTCGCTGGGCAGCGGCGGCGGGCTCGATGCCGGCGGCCTGGCAGCCAACACCGGCTACGCGCTCCACGCCATCGCCGGCGACGACGGCGCGGCCGACGTGCTGGTCTCGGCCAGCCTGGACGCACCCACCATGCCGGCCGGCTACACCCGGCGCCGCCTGATCGGCATCGTCGTGACCGACAGCTCCAGCCACATCTATCCGTTCGCACAGAACGCCCGGCGCGTTTGGTTCCTCGATCGCCCGCTGCTCGCCAGCGTCGGGGCCGGGCCGGTGTCGCCCTGGCAGTCGGTGGCAACTCCGCTGCCCACCGGCCGCAACTACCGACTGACCTTCGGCGTCTACTTCGTCACCCCGGCCGGGTCGGATAACGGCATGTGGCGCCTCTACACACCCGGCCTGCAAGACCCTTCGTTGTTCCCGGCACCCTCGGGCTGGTCGAGCTACGACGGCGGGCGTGCGACCGACACCGAGCCAGGCGGCGTCACACAGTGGACCTGGGGCCAGACCCGCGGCCTGACCGACCAGGCTTCCCAGATCGGCTTCTTCAAGGGCAACGTCAGCGCGGGCTTCGACCTCTACCTCAGCGAAATCGACCTGCCGGAGAACTGAGCCATGTACGTCCAGCGCGATCCCGCCGGCGCCATCGCCGCCGCCTACGCCCGCCCCAGCGCCGAGGCGGCCGAGCACCTGGCCGGCGACGACGCCGAGCTGCGCCGCTTCCTCGACCGATCGCCGGCGCCGGCCGAAGCTGCCGCCCGGGAGATCGGCCGCCTGCGCGACCGGCGCATCGCCCGCGGCTTCACCTTCGACTTCGGCAATGGAGAGCAGGCGCCGGTCGACACCCGCAACGACGACGATCGGGCCAATCTCGACCGCCTCTACGCCCGGGCGCTACGCCTCGACGGCCAGGGCGTCACCGACCCGGTCATCCCCTTCCGCGACGGTGCCAACGTCACCCGCCAGCTGACCCCGCAGCAGATGATCGCCCTCGGCGATGCGGCCCTGGCCCACGGCGAGGCTCAGTACCAGTGGTCCTGGCCGCTGAAGGACGCGGTGCGGGCCGAGGGCGCGACCGAGGCGGCGATCGACGCCGCCCTGGCGCAGGCGCGCGGCGAGGCTGCTGCCTTCCTGGCCGGGGAGTGAGGCAGCCGCCCGACCCCTGCTGCCGCCACAACACTAGGAAGCCGTTCCGCCAACGGCCTTCCTGCCGCTGTTTGACATCGTGAATGACCGCTGGAGGCGTCAGGGCGTCCTGGCCCTGATGTAGAAGGTCTCGATCTTGCCGGGTGCACCCTGGCTAACCTGGACGTCCAGCAGCCCTGAGAGGCCCTGCCACCGCATGGCGTATTCGTTGGCGACGTCGGCCACCAACTGCTCTTGCCTGTCCTCCTCGGTCGCCTTCCGCTCTGCCTCCGCCTTCCGGGCCGCGGCCTCCGCCTCCAGCTGCTCTTGTCTAGCCTTCTCCGCCGCGGCTTGCCGCTTCGCCTCGGCCTCGCGTGCTGCGGCCTCGGCCTCCAGCTGCTCTTGGCGCGCCTCCTCGGCCGCGGCAGCTGCGGCGGCCTCCTCGCGAGCCTTCTTCGCAGCGGCCTCGGCCTCCAGTGCTGCGGTCTCCGCCTTCCAGCTGGCGCTTTGGGTCATGGCGATGCTGCCGGCAACCAGGAAGACGAGGAAGGCGGCACCACACACCAGCAACACCCTCCTGCGGGTAGCGGTCGCGGAGCGTAGCAAGAAGCGCGGCGAGATCAGGCCGATCAGCAAGGCGACCAGGGCCAGGGGTGCGAGCAGGAACAGAGCGAGGCTGACGAACTCCAC